CCCCACGATCACGGTGCCACTGGCCTTGCTCTTGAGGTTCAGGCGGCCGTATTTGATGCCGTCGCCGGGCGTGACCTTGAGACCCGATGCCTGGGCGAAGGTGAGGGCCTTCTCTGTCGTGGTCCCGTCCCCGAAGGTGAAGTCGTTCCGGGCCTGGACGCTGTGGTTCGCCAGTTCCAGGTAGGTGATGCCGCCCGCGTTGGCCCAACTCGGCAGGATGGCCAAGGACGGGGCTAGGACGTTGACGGTCTGCCCCGTGAAGCCCTTTCCGCCCAGGGCGATGAAGGCGGCCCCGGCGGGCGCGTCCTCGACGAAGCAGGTGCTCTCCAGCTGGCCGTTGTTGCCGACGCTGTCCTGGGTGCTGGCCTTGAAGACGTTCTGGGCGCCGGTGGGAGAGCTGACGATGGGAGCGGTCCCGGTGGTGCCCACGAACCGCCAGCAGTTCTGGAAGCCGATGCCGGTTTTGTTGCCCAGGCCGTTGAAGGGGTTGGCGGTCAGGGTGACCAGCCCCGGACCCGGGATGGTGGCGATCTGGTAGGCGCCGGGCGTGATGGCGGGATGGGACAGGTAGAGGTAGTCACCAACGGAGAGGTCCGTGATACTGGCGATCCCGAGCTGTTTGGCCGTGTCGTCATAGGTCCCGGCGTTGCCGGAAATGATGACGGAGGCGGCAGGGCTGAGGGAGCCTTTGACGCTGGCCGAACCGGGGATGCCGGTGGCCTGGTCGATCCAGGCGTCCACGAAGGTTGCCACGTCCATGGAGACGGGGTTGATGACCCACTCGAGGCCGAGGCCTTTGAGGATCGGATCCGCTGCGGAGGCGCCTGCGCCGTTCAGGAGGAGGTCGGTCATTATTCTTTACTCCCTTCCGTCTTGCCTGCCCACCACCCATTTAGAAGGTCGTGGGAGGCCATGAACCGCTGACGCGCCCCGCCGAGGTCGGGCACGAAATGGCCGTGCTCGTTGGTGCGCCCGAGGGCGTAGGCGTCGGTCAGCAGGCCGTTGATCTGATCGAGGCCCAGGCGCCCGCCCTGGAGGGTCTGCCAGGGGCGGGGTACCGCGTTGAGGTCGGTGTAAACGTATGGGATCTGGGAAGGATCCAGGTGAGGATCCGTGAGCTGTTCGGGCATCTGGTGCTCCAAAAAGGGTTAGAAGGTTTTGACGGCCGCGACGGCGCCCGTGAGCCCTACGGGGGCCACGAGCACCTGCGGAGGGTCGGTGGAGAGGAAAACCGCACTGGGATTGGCACGGTAGGAGTTGAGCGGATCGAAGATGAGCACCGATCCGGCCGGGCTGATGGAGCGGTCGGCCAGGATGTTTCCGAAGTGGTTGTATTGGAGGCTGTGGGCCTCCCGGGACCACCCGGACCCGTCGCCTTGGGAACCAAAGAGGATGGCCCGGTCCGTCTCGGCCCCCAGGGGAAGCGGCTGGGGCGCGCCCGCGTTGCCGCCGGGAAGCCCCAGGACAAAGGCCACCTGGAGATCGCTGGCGGTCGTGGGGGCCGTCCAGGTAAGGCCCCCATCGTGGCTGAAGCTTACGATAGTGTTCGTACCGTCCGTGCTGGTGCCAATGGCCGCCAGGAGGGAACCCAGGTTCACGAGCTGGCGCCAGGTCCCATGCCCGGGTCCCCACCCTGAAGTCAGGGCGCCAAAGTCAGCCAGGCGCCCGAGAGGCGTGAGGTTGCCAGCGGAATCCGCCCGGACCACCTCGGCGATGGAGGGAATGTCCTGGCCTGGAATCCACCAGTGGAAGAGGTAAAAATACCCACCCGAAACGAACTGGATGCCCTCCGCCCCGTAAAGGCGTTGATTGCCTTGGCCATCGGTGTATTTCGGCCAGGTCGTGGCCCAATGGAGCCCGTCCGCGCTGAGGGACATGATGTTCCCGATGGCCAGCATCCAGACCGCGCCATTCCAGGAGGGCTTCCCTGCCAGGTAGACGCCGTCCGTGCCGTTGGAGGCGGGTCCCATCGTCCAGGTCACCCCATCGGGGCTCGTGGCGGACTGGTAGGGGGATAACACCGCGCAATACTTGGCACCGTTCCAGCCGACGCTCTGCCAGGTTCCGGTCGCTGGCAGGGTGACGACTTGCCACCCGGAACCGGCCCATAGGGCGGCCCGGTTGGTGCCGTTGGGGATCTCCTCCTGATGGGACCCGATGAGGTTCCCGTCCTGGTCGTAATCATTCACCGTCACCGTATGAAAGCCGTCCGTGTAAGCCAGGAGCAAGGCCTGGCCACTGGGTCCGGCTGCCAGGTCGATCCAGGAGAGGGTGGCCACCTCCGCCGGAAGGTCGTGCCGTGTCCAACCGAGGCCCAGGGCCTGGGAAAAGAAGGGCAACCGCCCCTGGGCATCGGAGGGGTAGGAGCTGGTGGTGATCCCGGCGGCTGGATAGGCCCCCCCGTCCAGATCAAAGAGCGTGGGGCTGTAGAAAGAACGGGACTGGCCCACGGTGGCGGGTGGGTTCAAATCTGTGAGAGCCCGGAAATTGAACGCCATCAGCTCACCTTGGTCAGAGTCAGGACCCCGGCACGGAGCGTGACGAGGTAGGAGCCCCCCACCGTGTCGTCCCAGGGCAGGCCAGCACTCGTGATGTGCAGAGGACCGGCCGAGCCGGGATCACCCTTGTCTCCCTTATCTCCCTTGGGGCCAGGGCCTCCTTGAGGACCGGGGTTGCCTTGGGGTCCTGGATCTCCCTGGTCGCCCTTTGGGCCGGGGACCGTGGAAGGCGCCCCCGGGTCGCCCTTATCCCCCTTCGGGCCAGCGAGCAGTTGTACGCTCTGAAGGCTCTGCTTTAAGGATTCTGTGCGGTTGAGAAGCGCCTGGGCCTGACGGTTCATGACACCGCCCGGGCCGCCTTGGGCGGGATCCGTGACCTCCAGCTGGTAGACGTCATCCCACCCAGGCGTGCCGATGAGGTTATTCATGCCGCCTCCTTCATGGCCGCCGAAAGGAAAGCGGGGACGGGGAGGTCCCGACGGAGGTAGGCATTGTGCCGGGCCAGGTTGGCGAAGGCGGCCTGGGCCTTACGGAACTGGACGGTGATGGAGTCGGCCCAGCCCACCCGGTAGCGGTAGAGCGCCCGGGGAAGGTGGTGGACCTCGGTGATCTCGCTTAGCTTCAAAGCGAGGTCGTAGTTCGAGGCGTAGGTGAAGGAAGGGTCGAAGCCCCCCGCTTTTTCGTAAAGGTCCCGGCGGAAGACCACCAGGTGGCGGATGAGGTTCTCGGCCAGCATCCCGTTCTTGGAATAGGGCGGCAGGGACGGCGGGGCCACCTCACCCTTCGGGGTGATCAAAAGGCGGTTGGTGAAGAGCACCCCGCAGCCAGGGTTCAGGGCGGCGGCCCCCAGGACTTCCTCCAGGGCCGTGGGCAGGATCTCGTCGTCGCTGTCCACGACGGCCACCCATTCCCCAGTTCCGGCCTCGATCCCCGCGTGCTTGACCACGCCGGGGCGCCCGGAGTGTTCCCGGGCAAGGAACGTCACCCGGCTGTCGGCCCCGGCCGCCGCCCGCGCGGCCTCCATGGATCCGTCCGTGCTGCCGTCGTCCACGACGATCACCTCCAGATCCTTGTGGGTCTGCCCCAGGACTGAGGCCACCGCCGGGCCGACCAGAGACGCCCGGTTCCAAACGGGAATGATGATGGTGATCACTTGCCCACCTCCATGAGGATCAGGCGACCCTCGGCCACGAGGGTCTGGGTGAAGGGGTGGCCCAGCGGAAGCCCCGGGTCTGCTCCGGGAAATAGCCGGAAAGAGCCGCCCGGGAAGTAGGATTCGACGCCATCGCTAATGCCGATCAGCGTCGCGCTCGACAGGGGGCCGAGGTAGCGTTGGTTCATGCGATTCTTTCTCTCAAATCAAGGCTCCAGATGCATTCCAGGCTTAGGCCTGGGACCTTGGTGATGGGCTGGCGGGTGGTGCGCACGATCTCCACGCCTTGGGCCGTAACCAAGGCGAAGGTGTCGAGGTCCTCCCCCACGGCAGTCAGGGCGTCGATCTCGAAGGTCACGGTGACCCAGCCGTTCTGAGACTGGGAATCATCGACGGAGGGGATGGGGATGGTATGCGCTAAACCGCGCGCACCAAACCGAGCCTCGGCCACCTCCTTCAGGTCAACGCCAACCAGGAGCACGGATCCGTCCAGATTCCAGGAACCGTCCAGGAGGCCCGACCGGAGGTGGCTGGCGAGGGTCAGGCTGAAGGCCAGGGCGTCTAGATGGCACCGGAGGGGCTTCCAGGCATTGATGAGCCGGGTAATGAGGCCCAGGTTGGCCTCCGTGATGGGCTTTTCCGGAAGGGGTTGCAGGGCACGGAAGAGGGCCCAGTTGTTCTCCTGGTCCAGGACCACCACCCCGTCCAGGAGCCAGGTTCCGTCGAGCCGCCTGGGCGGGAGGCGTTCCTGAAAGGTGATCCCTGGCCAACCACTGAGGGCGAGGGCGCGCTGGATGGACCAGGGCGTGCCCCGGCGTCTCTGGAGGGTTGGCGCCTCCAGAAGGAGGGCGCGGCGTTCCGCGTCCGTGGTGGCCAGGAGCCAGCCGGGATCATCGAGCATTCCAGACTGGAGTGCCAAGGCGGGGAGTGCGGCGATGGGAGCCTGGTCGATCCACTGGACCCGGGTCTGGGCCAGATCCATGGCAGCGGCGGCCTCGGCCAGTTGGAGGAAGGCCAGGCACCGCTCGTCCCGGAGCGTCGGGGGGAGGAGGGCCGGGTCAGCCATCGGCGAGCCCCACCAGGGTGAGCTGGATGGCTTGGCAGGCGGCCCACTGGCTGGGGCCGAGCACCTGGTCCGCCCAGCCCGCCAGTTCCACCTTATAGACGCCGTCCACGCCCAGGGCCTTGATGAGCTGGGAGCCCACCAAGTCCCGCCCGAGGCCGCCCTGGCGATCTGTGCGGTACGCAACGGCTGCGGCCTGGGCGGCGGCAAGGACGACGACGGGGTCCGCCGTCGTAAAGAGCGTCAAGTTCGCCTGGACGCTGAAGGGCGCTTGGATGGGGGCCAGGACTACCACCTCATCGCACAAGGGGCGGACTGTCTCGCCGGAGAGGGCAGCCTGGATCAGGGCCAGGAGGTCCGGGGAAGGCAGGCCCGTGGCCAGCAGGACATAGATGGCCACGACGCCAGGCCGGGCCTCCTCCACGGCCACGTCCAGGACGTCTGGATGGGTGGCGAAGGCGAGGGACCGGTAGGCCCCCGAAGGCCCCGCCACGGAAAAGCGGCTGGGGGCATCCAGGATGCGCTCCCGGTAATGGTCATCCTCCTCAGGATCCGCGCCCCCGGTCGTGGGCGTGGTGTTCAGGACCCCGGCCACGGCCGGAAGCAAGTCCATGGGCTGGCAGACGTCGCCCGGCTGGTAGCCGTTCCCGGCGGTACCAGGCATCTGGCACTGGGCCGCCACGTCGCCCTGGAGGATCCCCCGTGGGATCAAGAGGGCTTGGGTGGTGATGAAGATCGCCTTGGCGTCCTTGGTTTGGACCTGGTAACCCGCCGGAATGACGGTGTCCGAGGGCTGGGCCGCCGGAAGCGTGATGCGGAGCGCCGTCAGGGCGGGCGTGGCGCCCAGGCGCGGGGTGTCCACCTCGATCCCCCGGTGATCCAAAGCCGCGCCCGTGGCGAAGAGCACCAACTGCTGGAGGCAGGCCTGCTGCAGGGCGTTCCGGTTCAGGATGGTCAGATAGGTGAGAAGGCTGATGAACATCCGCTCGATCTGGCCCGGGTAGAGGGTCCGGCCGGTCAGGGCCTCGTACTGGGAGACCAAGTCCGCCAGAATGGCGGTGGGGTCCGTCAGCGCGAACTGGGGCGCGGGAAGGACGGGGAGCGTCATGTGGCACTCCCCAGAAGGATGAGCTGGCCAATTTCCTCGGCACTGCCTTTGGGTGCCCAGACCACGGAGAGGATCACGGCTCCGAGGGCCACGGGGGTAGCGCTCACCCGCGTCACGTCGATCCGGGGTTCCCAGGTCCGCAGGGCTTTGAATACCGCCTGGACCATTTTCGGAATGGCCAGGGTGATCGGTCGGTCCAGCTGGTCGAGGGCCTCGCACCCGAAAGCGAGGTCGCCCGGGAGGCTGCCGGTGGGAGTGCGGACGATGAGGGACACCGCCTGGGCGATCTCCTCCAGGCCGGTGACGGCAACACCCGCCCGGCCATAGGCGGGCTGCCAATAGGGGGTACTGGGAACCGTTGAAACCATGAGGAAACTCTCATGCGTGCGCGGGATCACCCCAGAGAAAGTGGTTTAGGGAATCACGGGACCGGCTGGGCCACATTCCCGGAGACGGGATGGGTGTGGTGGGCGCTGTTCGTCCCGCCCGAGGCCACGTTGCCCGAGACCTGCTGGTTGCCCGTCTGGTTCAGGTCGCCCACCAGCTTCAGGGTCCCGGTGAGTTCAAAGGTGGTGCAGGTCACCTTCACGCTCGTGGGTGTGGCGATCATCAAGGCTTTGGCCGTGGGGTCATAGGAGATCCGGGTGCCGTCCTCGAACGTCAGGAAGTGGACGAGCGGATCCGTGACGGGCGGTTGATCCTGGGAGGACGGCAGGCAGCCCAGGACGATGGCGTCGTCCAGGTCCAGGCCGGGAAGCAAGGCCACCTGGCTCCCCACGCGGGGCAGCGCCATGTCCCAGGCTTTATGGGCCAGGCGCTGCACGACGGGAAGCCAGTCTGTGACCACCCCATGCTCCGGCAGGCGCACCTTGACGAAGCCCCGGCCATCCACTTCCTCCACAAGACCCTTGAGGTGGCTCATGGCAGCACCTTCCGGAGGGTGATCTCTGTCGTGTAGCCCTGACTCACGTTCAGGGTATGGCGGCTGTGGAGCACGAGCCAGCGGCCCCCGTTGGCACCCCAGCCATCCACGCCGCCCGCTGGGAGCGTAACCGTGACGCCGGAACGAAGGCGGGGTTGGCCGTCGCAGGTCAGGGTCGCCTCGTGTTCGAAGGTTTTCGAGGAACGCAGCGCCCGCTTGGCATGAACTTCCACGTTGGCGTGGCCGCCCCGGAGCCGGTGGCGGAGCTGCTGGGACCGTCCCCAAAGACCCGGCACCGTCCGTTTCAGCAGGCCGTCGAAGACCTCGTCCGGGGTCACCTGGACCTGAAAGTCCACGAGGTCCTTGAGGTCGCTGTCGAAATAACGGGTGTAGCTGCCCCGGCTTCCGGGCTGGGTCTTGTCGCGAAAGCGAAACCGGGTGACCGCGGTCCGCAGCAACTCGTAGACCGGGGGCCGCTGCTCCAGCACTTCCGCCTTCAGGAGTACCAGGACGGCGGGCTCTCCCTGCCGGTCAGCCTTGAGGCTGCACACCAGGCCATAGGTGCGGGCCAGGCGCTTGAGGAAGGCGAGGTCTGATTCGTCGTGCTGGGTCATGCGCTGCAGGGCGATCCCGCCCGCATCCACTGAGACCGCCAGTCCATGCTTGGCAGCGATGCTGCGGGCGATCTGCTCCAGGGTCACGCCCTCCCAGGCGTAGCTGACCTGGTCATGGATCCGACTGCTGGGCACGTTGCCAAGCGCCCGCCAGCGCACCGAATCGGGAGGCCCATTGACCTCGATCTCATCGATTTCGAAGCCTTGGCCCGCCTCGAAACCGTTGTCCTGCCGCTGGCCAAAGCGAAAGGACAGGGCCGCCCCCCGGCGGGGATAGAGGGGTCCCTGGAAAAGCCGCTGCCGGTCCTCCAGTTCCACCTCCAGGGCGTCGGGCTCCTCGCCGTGCAGGTGGTCCACGTAGACGAGCTGGTGGAGGTAGGGCGTGAGCCGGGCCGAAAAGTCCTGGCCTTCATAGAGCAGCTCGACCGCTGCCTCCGCGACGTGGTTCAAAGCCATGGGAACTCCTGACTGTCGGCTGGGGCGGTGGAACCGGGGTTCAGCGTTGGCTCGTCCAGGATGGGAACCTTCAAGGTGAGCCCGGCGGGAAGACGAGGTGTGAAGGGCACGCTCGGATTGGCCTGGAGGAGGAAACCATAGGCCGTGCCGTCCCCGTAGTAGCGCTGGGCCAGGAGGTCCCAGCGGTCGCCATCCACGGTCGAATGGGTAAGGAACTCCTCCATCAACCGCCTCCCGGCACGATGAGGCCACTCTTGGGGTCGAAGTGGCTCTGGGCGCTGGACGCGGGCGCGGTCCCCTTCCGGGAACGCACGGCGGGCGCAGGGGCGCCCATCACCAGGTCGGGATCCCCCACCCACTCCAACAGCTCCAGGGTGAGGTCCACGGCCGCGATCCGGCCGTCGGGCAGGAAGCGGGTGATTTGGCGCGCCAAACGGGGGATGACATAGGAGCCCGCATAGAGCCCCGTGCCGTCGGCGCTCCCGATGACCAGGTCCAGTACCTGCCGGTCGTTCATGGCCTTCAGGAGCGTCTTCATCTGGCCCTCGATGTCTGGATGGACCAGGTGATGCCACCGGAGGGGTAGCTTGATTTCCTGGAGGTCGTACCCCGTGAACTGAAGGTGGGGCTTGGATCCCAGCAGCGTCTGCTTCGCGTAGGTGACCCCATCCTGAATTTCCAGGCTGTCGGGGGCCGTGAGGATGCCGAAGACCAGATCCCCCAGAGCCCCCCAGGTCTGGGGCGCTGCTGGTGCGGGGGGATGGGGCTGAGGCCAATCCTGGAGCCGATTGATCGCTTCGGTTAAGAGCGCGATATCAAGGTCCAGCTGGGGATCCAGGAGTAGGATCTTGGTCTTGGCCTTCCGTACCGCGTCGTTGTACGCCTCCCACAGGACGTGGGTGTATTCCACCGCGATGGCCGGGGCCAGCTCCCTCAGCGTCTCGCCGACGTGGTTGAAGCTGGGAACGTAAGGAATACCTGCGCCGGGGAAGCCCATCAATGCGCTCCATTCCAGCGGAGCTTCCGGTCGAAGCGCTGCTGGACCATGTCCGCGAATTCGTCGCCATGCTTGCGGAGGATGGCCATGAGGCGGGCCTCGTCCTCGGGTCCAGCGGATCCTTTCAGCTCTACCTTGGGGCTGTACGTGATGGCGACGGGGCCTGGCTCACGAGAGGCCGCCAGGACTTTCGGCAAGCTGAAGGCTTCCTCGCCCCCTGGATTCGGCGACGTTTGGCCTGGAAGCCTCGGCAGGACCTTGCCCGCCGTCCGTATGCCCTTGGCGGGCGCCTCCGCCCTGGCGGCCTCCTGGGCGGGCTTGTCCGGGTTCATGGAACTGGTTTCCAGCCGCTTCCAGAAGCGGTCGGAGAAGGACGACCAATCCGCTCCGGCCTCTTTGACGTTGCCTGTCGCCAGGTGGTACAGCGACTTCACCAACGTCACCACCGCGTCAATGAGGCTCGCCACGACAATCACCACGGCCTCTATGCCTTTCGCGGCATAGGTGGCCACGGCGAGAATGCCCTTGAACACCCAGGCCAGGGCCAGCCCCACCACCTCGCCCGCGCCAAAGGCCTCGTTCACGCCTTCCTGGCCGCTCTTGAGCGGCACGAAGACCTCAATCAGGCTGCAGATCGCCTCCCAGACGCCCGTGATGGCCTCCTTGAAGCACTCCCACAGCTCCAGGACGGGCTCCATGTCCATCTGGATCCCGGACCAGATCCCCTTGAAGAACCCCTTGATGGGCTCCCAGTATTTGTAGATCAGTAGCACGGCGGCCACGATGGCGAGCGCCACGGGCCATGTGAGGGCGGCGAGGGCAGCGCCCACGCTGCTGGCGAGGCCCCCCAGCCAACCCCCAATGCCGCCGAGGAGGCCGGAGCCTCCGGCCCCGAGCAGGCTGCCAAGGCCTGGTCCGCCCATGCGGCTCGCCAGGGCGCTGGTGACGCCGCCGGTGCCTTCCGCTAGCTTCAAGGCCTCCAGCTTGGCTGCACTGAGGGCCGCGTCGGTGCCGAGTCCCTTGACGGCGATCCTGCTGAGGCTGATCAGGTTTTTCCAGTCCGAGAGCCCCTTCACCGAGGAAAGCAGCACCTTCCCCAGCAGCCCCACGCCGATCAGGAGGCCGCCCACGGTGAGCGCGAGGATCGCCACGACGCCGATGGTGCCGCCGATGGCCCCCGTGAGCTTGGGGTGGGCCTTGTGCC